GGAGAGAAGGAAACAACAGATGGCATTTAATCAAATGGCATTTAATAAAGGTGGAATGAATATGGAACAACAAATGGATTTGTTTGAACAAGGTGGTATGCAAGATGATGGATTAGATAAAGATCCTATTAGTGGTAATGATATACCACCGGGATCATTAGCTAAAGAAGTTCGTGATGATGTACCTGCACAATTAAGTGAAGGAGAATATGTTGTTCCTGCAGATGTTGTACAATATTATGGTGTAAAGTTTTTTGAAGATCTTAGAATGGAAGCTAAGATGGGTCTTTCTCAAATGGATAGAGATGGAAGAATTGGTGGAGAGCCTGTAGAAGTTGACATGACTATGATTGCATTTGGCAAGAAAGATAAAGAAGACAAAAAGAAAAAAGCTAATGGTGGTGTTATACATGCTAATACAGGAGTAGCAGTTTCTCCTGAAGCAAAATCTGCTAATCAAGCAGGAACTTTTAACCCTACTGACTATGGTGTTGTTGGATTTACTCCTACTAGTCCTGTAAACCAAACAGGTAAAGGATCAACACCTGCTAATACTACAAAACAAGTAACTTACTATCATGGTCAAACAGGTGAAGCAAAAACTGTAACATTTGTTAATGGTGTTGTAACCCCTCCTAGTGATTTACAATTTACTCAACCACCTTGGTCTGTAAATAAACCTACTCCAACTCAACAAAAAACTGGTGATAGTAGTGATAAAAAGAAAACAGAACCTGAAGTACCACAGTATTTAAAAGATACTGATTTTACTACTTGGAATGGTAAAAATTATATGAATGAGGCAACTAATGCTTTAAAAAGAGATATGGGAGAAAACTTTTTTGGTGCATTTGCTACACTGGCATTAGGTCCTGCAGGACTATTAGTTAATGAAATGATAGATATGGATGGAATTGCTAAAGCTAGTATTATGGCAGATGCTGCAAGAGAAGCAGGATTTGAAGAACAAGCTGATGCAATTGAAGAACAAATAAAAGATCATATAGAGAATGAATCTAGTTTTGCTACAAGAAACTTGTTAGGCACAGAGTTAGGACAGAAAATTCTTAATGGTGCAAAGACTAGAATTGCAGATCAGTTATCCAAGTCAAATAAAACTTGGGGACAAAGTGGTGGTTCTAATAATCAAGGTCAAGGTCAAGGTGGTGGTGGAACACTAACACCTACTAAAGGATCAATAAAAGCTGATGGTACAGTAGATTATACAGGTGGTACTAAAGACTCTGGTTTTACAATAGCAAGTAAAGATAGAGATGATGATGGTGGAGTAACTATAAATGCAATAAATTCTGAAGGTAAAGTATCGCCAGTAAAAATGACTAAAAAACAAGTTGATGAAACAAAAGCATTTAATGAAAAATATGCTGTTGATGAAAGTGATGCAGATTCATTTGATGATTTTAATAAAGGAGGACTACTAAGTAGACCTAAACGTAACCCTAAGAAGCCTAGAGGAAAGGGCCTAGGCAGTAAATAAATTGGCTACTCAACAATGTTGACCCCAAGAAAGGAAATAGAATGCCAGAATTAGAGACAGTAGAAAAAGTAAAAAGCGCAGGATTTGTTAAAAGAAATAGAACTTCAAATGCTGATAGAATAAAGAAAGATGAAGAAGAGTTAAAGCAACTTATGGAAGAACAGAATAAACCTGTTGAAGAAAAAGTTGAAGAAGCTCAACAGGAAATGGAACTTAGTGATGAAGAGAAATCTTTTAAGACTAGGTATGGTGATGTTAGAAGACATCTAGCTGCTAAAGAGAAAGAATATAATGCCAGAATTAAGGAGCTAGAAGAAAAATTAGGTAAGACAGATAAACTTGTACCACCTAAATCAGATGAAGAGATTGCTAACTGGGCAAAAGAATATCCAGATGTAGCAGGATTAGTAGAAACCATAGCTGATAAAAAAGCTAAACAAATGTTTGATAAAGCTAATATTCAAATAGAAGAATTAAATAAGGCTAAACAAGAAGCTGTAAGGAGTCGTGCAGAGAATGAAATTAGAAAAGCACATGAAGACTTTGATGAACTACGTAGTTCCGATCAGTTTCATGATTGGGTTGAAGCACAGCCTATGTGGGTTCAAAATGCTTTGTACGAAAATGAAGATGATGCTGCTTCGGTTATACGTGTTGTTGATTTGTATAAAGTTGATAATGGACTTACAAGATCGGATACAAAAAATAAAAGAAAAGCTGCTGCCTCGTTGGTAGACAAAGGATCTAAAACAAAAGTAGACCCTAGTGAAACATCTGATACTATTAAAGAGTCTGATATTGCAAAGATGTCAGATCAACAGTATGAGAAAAATGCAGAAAAAATTAATGAAGCTCGTAGATCAAATAGAATAATTTACGATATTTCAGGAAATGCTAGATAAAGACTTGACAAATTAGAATTTATCAGTATAACTAACCCTTAGACACAAAGCCTCTAATACAGACTACCTTTGTGTGTAAGTCAAACCTAAAGACTAAACTAAATAAGACTACCTATATTAGTATAGACCCATATTTATGCACTCTAGAACATATAGCCTCTTCTAATTATGTTTAGCTTTTTCAACTCAAAGCAAAACAATAATAGGAGGAATTTATTATGGCAGGTTTTGCAAAAGAAGCGACTCATGGAAACTTACCTAATGGTAATTTTTCACCAGTCATTTATTCCAAGCAGGTACAGCTTGCATTCCGTAAGTCAACTGTTGTGGGAGACATAACAAACTCAGATTACTTTGGTGAAATTTCTAATCAAGGCGATACAGTCAGGATTATTAAAGAACCAGAAATCTCAGTAAGTGAGTACAAAAGAGGTACTCAAATCACTGCACAAGATTTAGATGATGAAGACTTCAACCTTGTTGTCGATAAAGCAAACTACTATGCTTTTAAAATGGATGACATTGAAGAAGCTCAGAGTCATGTAAATTTTATGGACTTAGCTACAAGTAGAGCTGCTTATAGATTAGCTGATCAGTATGACCAAGAAGTTCTTGGCTACTTAGCAGGTTATTCTCAAGCCTCTCTTCATAGTGCTGCAAGTGCATTGAATACTACAATCAATGGCTCAAAGTCTGTGTCAAGTGCCTCAGATGGTGCTAACTCAACAGGTGCAGAACTTTTAACTCAAAACACATTAACTGCTGATAGTTTTGGTCACATTAACTCACCGGGTACTAATAATTCTATTCCTGTAGCTAACCTACCTAATGGTGCTACATCCATAGGAACTGCTAATTGTACTCCTATGATGATTGTGAACAGAATGAATAGACTGTTAAATCAACAGCAGGTTGATACCCAAGACAGATGGCTCGTAATTGATCCAGTGTTTATGGAGCAACTAGCTGATGAACATTCTAAGTTAGTTAATGCTGATTACGCAGACGCTTCTGTTAAGAATGGTTTAACTCTTAGCAATTTAGCAGGATTTAGAGTTTACGTATCAAGTAACCTTCCTTCTGTAGGTACTGGTCCGGGAACTGCTGCATCTTTAAATAACACAAACTTTGGTGTTATAGTTGCAGGTCATGGTTCTGCTGTAGCAACTGCTGAACAAATCAGTAAAACTGAAACTTACCGTGATCCTGACAGCTTTGCTGACATTGTTCGTGGTATGCACTTATATGGCAGAAAGATACTTCGACCTGAAGCTATTGTGACTGCTAAATATAACTTAGCATAAGGGAGGATTTAAGTATGGCTTTAACTCAAGCATATAAAGTTGAGACTGATGCAATAGCTCATGGCTCACTTACAACTAGTTCTACTCATGCTATTGGTACTGCTCCTGCAAACAGCATTGTAATTGCTTGTGGTGCAACTTGTACTACAGCAGCTACTGTTGGTGGTGCTAATGCTGTAGAATTTGGTACAGCAGGTGATGCTGACCTTATCTGTACAGGAGACATTAATGCAGCTAAAACATTAAATGCAACTACAGTATCTACAAATACTAACGCACAGTATTTTGATACTGCTACTGTAATTAATGCTAAGACTGCAGGTTCTAATGCTCCATCGGCAGGCGCATTTAAATTTTGGATGATAGTCCAACCTTTAACTGCAACTAGAGCAGCTGCTGAAGCAGATAGAAACTATCTAGATTAATGATAGTTTAACTTAACAATGGAGGGAGCAGGGAAACTTGCTCTCTCTTATTGTATAAATAATAGGAGACATAAATGGGAACAATTACAACAGCTTTGTGTAATACTTTTAAACAAGAGTTGTTACAAGGAGTTCACAATTTTTCATCACACACTTTTAAACTAGCATTAATAAAAGAAAATCCTACTGATAATTATAATGCAAATACTACAAGTTATGATAATGGAGCTACTTCGTTAACAGGTGGTAATAATGATGAACATGCTAATGGTAATGGTTATACTACAGCAGGTTCAACACTAGCAGGTACAACTTTAGCATTAGATACAAGTAATAATGTAGCTCATGTTACTTTTAATAATGTGGCTCTTACTAGTGCTACAATAGATGCAGATGGTTGTATAATTTATAATGATTCAGCTACTAATAATCCTGCTGTATGTGTAATAGCTTTTACAGGTGGTACTCAGTCATCAGATAATGGTACATTTACTGTTGCTTTTCCTTCAGCTGGGCATAATACTTCTATTATAAGGATTTCTTAATGGGTCTTATTTTAAAAGACAGAATTAAAGAAACATCTAGTACAACAGGGCAAGGAACACTTACGCTTGGTGGTGCTGCCAATGGCTTTCGTTCTTTTGCAGATATTGGAGATGGCAATATTACTTACTATTGTATTGTAGATGGTAATAATTTTGAAGTAGGAGTAGGAACATATACTGCTTCTGGCACAACATTGTCTAGAGATACTGTACTACAAACCTCTGCAGGAAATACAACTAAAATAACATGTTCAGGAAGTCAAGAAGTTTTTGTTACGC